ACTGGTGCAGCGTCTACTGTAACGGGGCCGACAGGGGCAACGGGAGCAACGGGGGATACTGGCCCTACTGGTGCAACAGGTGCTGCGAGCACTGTAACTGGTCCTACAGGACCTACTGGCGCTAATGGCGCTAATGGCGCTACTGGACCTACTGGTGCTACTGGCGCCGCATCTACTGTGACAGGACCTACGGGGGCTGCTGGTGGTGCAGGAGCAACTGGACCTACTGGACCTACTGGTTCAGCAGCAGCAGCAGCGGCTGGAACTGTTATTCAAGTGGTGTCTACTACTAAAACAGATACTTTTGTTTCTACTGGAACTGGATTAACTTTTACCGATGTTACTGGCTTGTCTGCAACTATTACGCCAGCGTCAGCATCTAACAAAATATTGGTTATAGCAACAGTAAGCGGTGGTGGTATATCAAACTTTTTATTCCGAGTGGTGCGTACTTCAACTGATATAGCAATAGGTGATGCTAATGGTAGCCGCACACGAATAACAGGTTCAGTCAATAATGCAACTAATACTAGTTCGTCATCTATGAGCATAAGTCACTTAGATAGCCCATCAACTACTTCAGCAACAACATATAAAATACAGTGTGCCGTTAACAATGCTAGCAATGATTTTTTTGTAAACAGAACCGTAACTAATACTAATGATACTGCAAACGTGACGTCAGTTAGCAGTATTACACTGATGGAGGTTAAAGGATGATACTTTATTCAAGTATTATTAAAAGGCGTTATCCAGGTGCTGTGTGTACAATCAATAACGAAGATTACGACCAACTTACATGGTTGTCAGATACGCCCAAACCAACTAAACAAGAACTTGATGCTTTATGGACTGAAGTTCAAGCAGAGATAGCACAAGAAGGTGCAGAGCAAGAGCAGAAAAAACGTGATACAATTGCTAAGTTAGAATTGTTAGGTATATCTGTAGATGACTTAAAAGGATTATTTAATTAATGGCAACGATTAACTTTCCAACATCCCCAACAGATGGTCAAGTCTTTACTGCTGGCGACCATACATGGATATTTAGTTCTACGGGCGCAGGTGGACCTGGTGCATGGAAGTTACAAGCGCAATTCCCTACTGGCCCAACAGGAGCAACTGGTGCTGGTGGGGCTACTGGAAGCACAGGTGCTACAGGTACATTTGCAGTAGCACAAACAATTGATAATAAAACTGCTTCATATACCGCAGTAGGTGGTGACGTAGGTAAAATTATTACCATGACGGTTGCTTCAGGAAATAACTTTACAGTAAACACAACTACTGCACTGACGGTTGGTCAACGTATTGACATCATTCAAATGGGCGCTGGACAAACTACTGTAGTTGCTACTGGAGTTACCATTAGTGCAACACCAACATTGAAATTACGTGCACAATATTCTGCGGCAACTCTTATCTGTACAGCAAGCAACACTTACGTGCTTGCAGGAGACTTGGCGGCTTCCTAATGCCATCAATGCTTGGAATTACTAGTAGCGGTATTTTAAATAACTTTACCGTTGATTATTTAGTTGTTTCTGGAGGAGGCGGCGGCGGAAACGATACCTACGGTGGTGGCGGCGGAGGTGCAGGTGGACTTCGTTCATCCGTTGCATCTACAGGTGGAGGAGGAGCAACAGAATCTTCCCTTAGTATGAATGGTTTTACTACATACGCAGTCACTGTTGGTGCTGGTGGTCTAGGAGGAACTACTGCTGCTGGTCAAGCCTCTACTAACGGTGGGCAATCTTCAATATTTGCTACAGGTATATCAATAAATCCTGTTGGTGGTGGACGAGGAGGCGGAGCCGCAGGTGGTGGCTCCCTAAATGGTAGTTATGGTGGTTCTGGCGGAGGAGGTCAAGGTAATAGTGCTGGAGCAGGTGGAGCAAGAGAGGTTAATGAAGGTTTCGTAGGAAGCGCAGGAACTTCTGGTGGTACAGGCGGAGGTGGAGGCGGTGGAGCAGGTGCCGCAGGTGGTGCTGGGTCTGGAAACGTTGGCGGAAATGGCGGAGCAGGCGTAAGTAACGACATTACTGGAACATCCTTGTTTTACGCTGGTGGCGGTGCAGGTGGTGGTTATGCACTAGGAGGTACAGGTGGTTCAGATGTTGGTGGAGACTCTGATAACACAGGAGCACCAACGGCAAACACTGGCTCTGGTGGTGGAGGCAACCGTTCATTCTTTGACAACTCAGGTGGAGCAGCGGCTGGCATAGTTATTCTTCGTTATCCAGACACCCTTACAGGAAACATTAGTTCTGGTTTAACAGGAAGTGAGTCTGCTGCAAGTGGTGGGTACAAAAGGTTGTCTCTTACGGCTGGTACAGGAAATGTGTGGTTTACGTGAACGCATATGTTGTTGTTGATGAAAATAGGCTTGTTATAGACAAGATATATGATGGTCCAGAAGTAACCATTGTTTGGGTTGCTTGTAGTCCTGATGTAGTTAATCGTTTTGCTCCTGTGACCACTAACACTCCTGTTGACTCAATAAACATTGGCGACAGATTTAATGAAGAAACGCAATCATTTTAGTTATATCTACGAAGGAACTAAATGCAACTCAATGAACTCTTAAACGAGTACAACTATCGTAAATGTCGTGGTCCAGAAGACGGTGACGTAGAAGAACTCTTAGAAGCATTTCAATTCTTTTGTGCTAACTACGTTTATATCAAGCATCCAAACAAAGGTCGTATTCAGTTTGATTTACGCCCAGCACAGATACAAACAGTACGTTCTTGGTTAGGTCATCGTAATACCATAGTTCTTAAAGCCCGTCAGATTGGCTTTTCTACCCTTGCAGCAGCATACGCATTTTGGCTTGTGTTCTTTTGGCCTGACAGTTTTGTTGTAATGTTGTCAAAGACAGAGCGTGAAGCAACCAAACTGTTAGCCAAAGCAAAGTACATCTACAAGTTCATACCAGATTGGCTTCGTTTGTCTGGCCCACAAATCCTTCAGAATAACGTTCTAAAAATGACCTTTGATAATGACTCTGTTATTGAGTCCTTACCATCATCAAATGAACCTGCTCGTGGTGAATCTGTTTACTTAGCCATCATTGACGAAATGGCGTTTTTGCCTAATCCTGAAGACGCATGGGCATCTATTGAACCTATTGCTGACGTAGGTGGTCGTGTTATTTGTATGTCTACGGCTAAAGGTGAAGGTAATATATTCTTTAACCTATGGCAAGGGTCACAAAACAACACTAATCGCTTTCATGGCATCTTCTTCCCTTGGAGTGCTAACGCTGACCGTGACCAGGCTTGGTATGATTCTCAAGCCTTAGAACTACCACCATGGCAATTGCATCAAGAATACCCAAGCAATCCAGAAGAAGCATTCATTCGCTCTGGTCGCCCAGTCTTTGACATTGACTCGCTAAATCGCTTTACTACAGAGACTGGTAAGGCTGGCTTTAACAAAAAGTTGTCAGATACCCGTAATTCATACATGTTTGAGTCATCTGGTGGACCATTAACTATTTGGAGATTACCAGAGTTTGGTACGGTGTACTGTATTGGAGCCGACGTAGCAGAAGGCTTGGCTCGTGGAGACTATTCGTCTGCCCATGTTATTGATGCTAAATCTGGTGTTGTCGTAGCCAATTGGCATGGTCACGTTGACCCTGACAAGTTTGGTGAAGAGATACTTTATGCCCTTGGTTTCTTTTATAACGAGGCTTTGATTGGCGTAGAATCTAATAACCACGGTCTAACCACTCTTACATCATTAAACAAAGCCAATTACGCAAACCTTTACCGTCAAAGAAGGCTAAATCAAAGGCATGCCGAACAAACTGAACAATTAGGCTGGAGAACAACAACCGTATCCAAGCCTTTGGCTATTGACGAACTTAGCGCAAACCTACGTGATGGTGTGCTAGACTTAAGGTGTGAATACACGCTGGCTGAACTTAAAACCTTTGTCCGAGATGATAATGGTTCTACGCATGGTTCACCCCATGACGACAGGGTTATGAGCCTTGCTATTGCCAATCAAATGCTCAAATACGTATGGTTGCCTGAGTATCGCCCAACAACAGACCCACCATGGGGAAGTCTTAATTACTTCTCTTCTAAGATTAAAAAACCCCAAAAGGTAAATGAGAGATACTTTATTGGAGAGTTTTCCAGTTACTAAACCGTTAGGTAATGCTTTTACCTACATAATAGGAGATTTCATGCAATGTTCGTCCTGTAGCCGTGATATTAACACAGAAACTGACCTCAAACGAGGTATTTGCTTTGTTTGTCACATTAAAGGAATAGGTTTCACTTTTAAGGGTGTTGCCTATGGTAGGGATGCATGGAATACATCTACAATCCGTGAGACACAAAGAATGTACGAGTCCATGCCAGGGATTGAAAAAGTCCCACAAAGAGCGGAGTTAATTTAATGGAAATCATAGTGCCTATTGCAGTTGCCCTTATTGGCGGTCCTTTGGTTGTAATTATTAATCAAATCTACTCTTTTCGTAAAGAGAATAGAAAAGACCATGGCAATGTTATGAGTCGTACAGATGAGATTCTTACTGCTTTAGAAGGTTTAACAAAAGACGTTAAAAGTTTAAACTCTAAACTCACATCTCATCTTAAATGGCACAAGGAAAATGATGAAGCCTAAGATTAAAAACGCTGCAAAGATTATCAAACTTAAGGCGGCTAAAGCAAAAAAGATAGATGTTCCTGCAGTGAAGGTAGCCAAGAAGGAACTTACTAAGGCACAGAAAACAGTTTCAATGAAGCAAGCCCAGTTAATAGCAGCAAAGAAAGAGGCAAAGAAATGAAATCAAAAGGTAAACCATTTGGAATGAAAGTGGTTGCAAAAGAGTCACCAATGGGTGCGGCTTATAAAAAAGCAATGGGCAAACAAGAAGAACCTACACCAGCACAGTCAGACCCTGGTATGTATCGCCCAGCACCAGCAAGTGGTAAATCATCTAAAAAAGACCCAGGGATGTTGCCACCAAAAACGGGAAAGACAAAAAAGTCTAAAACCCGTACAGACAGGAAGATGTAATGAAAAAACTAATAAGCCTAAGAAAGGCAGATAATGATTAACCCACTAGTAACAACCGATACATTAACCAGCGCTGCTGATACTGTTGAACTTGATTTAACGTATACAGACAACATAGCAATTCAAATTACTGGAACATGGGTAGGTACAATTACCTTTCAAGGCTCCAATGATGGAACAAACTTTGTGTCAACCGTTACCAAAGAATCAACTAACGCTTCACTTGCAGCACTAACAGCAACAACAACTGCAAATGGCATGTTTTATATGGGAACCAACTTGTTTCATCCAAGATTATTGCGAGTAACAATGACTTCGTTTA